GAGAGTTTATAACTCCAAATTTAGGTATATCAAAGAATAATTGATTGTAATAATCAAAAAATTGATCTACCGAAGGTAAGGCAGATCCTGTATCTACTAAAGTAGATTGACCTAATTGAGTAAAAGACGTATTGATAGTTCTATCGTATTGTCTTTTCTCAAATACTTGTTTATTTAGATTTACAGCCTGAGAAGCCATTAGTTAACTACTTTAAAGGTATAATTGTTGTCTAGTACTAATGTTGTTCCATCAATTGTGGTTTGGATAAGAATTTTATACCATCTTTGTGGCTCTAAACCATTCATGTAAACATCAAAGTAACTACTTGAAGCATCAGCACTAATTTTAGTATAAGTGCTATCAAATTCTACTACATATAAATTAGTATCTAAATCTTGGATTGCGTAATACGAAGCTGTTGGTAAGTAGTAATTAGTAGTGTATACTGAAGCTGTTTGGAATATGATTGGTGGGAATTGTGGTCTTACATTTAATCTAAATCTTTGAACACTTTCACTATAGAATGTTCCTGGGTTGTTAGCTAATGAAGCGTATACTTGAGGAGTGTTAACTATGGTTTGAGTTGATGATCCTGTATCGTATATAAAATCATCCCATCTAAATTCTAATTGAGGAGGATAAATAGTATTAGTATCAATAGAAAAATATTTAATTTCAATCTGTTGATCAGTATTAGAGATAAACTCTTCATTAGATGCTTGTTTAACTATAAAACCATAGTTAGGTAAAGAACCACTATACCAATTATGAACTATGTCTGTAACGCCTAAATTTAGGTCAAATTCGTTGTATAACGCATAGGTTTGTGAAGCTGATACATCTGGGTGAAGAGTATTAGTCGAGCCGGTATACCAAACTCCTCCACCTGGATATACTGAACTTGTGTATGATGAAGTAGCGTTAGCTGGGATACTTGAGATCCATTGTGAGTCACCATCGTAAGTATTCCAAATCCAACTTGTACCATCAGTAGTAAGAGGATTATCTAAGTATCGACCAGTTCCATTATCCCATGTTTTAGCTAATGGCCAAGCCTCAATTGTAGTATCAGTGTTTAAACCTGTTACAGTTGAAATAAAGCATCTTAAATGAGCATCCCAAGTTTTATCTCCAATTTTTTGAGTTATAACATTAGATATATCTGTTGGAGAGAATTGCATCAAGAATCTTGATGTTTGAGGACTTGGGTTATCAAATCCAAAAGCAGTAGTAGTAGATTCTATAATTTCATCTAATCCCGTATTCATTGAAGGGAATAGGGAATATATAGTAGCATCTTGGGTTGGGAATATCTTATATACGGCCATTGTTTTCTAAATTATAAAGGTACTACTCTACCACGAATATCATTTTGAGGAGATTTAACTTCAAAAATCATAGGATCAAGTGATGGATAAACTACTCCATTAATAGTAGAACCAACAACATCATAAGCATATTGTGAATATCCTAAACTTGCACCAACTTTATTAGTTATAGTTATATTTTTAACAGTTTGAACTCCTTCTACTTTATCTAATAAAAGGTAAAGTTCTCTCATAATAATAGGCTCATTTATCTGCCATTCACTAATAGCAAAATAAGCACTTAATTCTGCGATACAATTAGAAAGTACTTCACTATTAACATAGTCTGGGAGAACAATAATATCAAAGTCTATACCAATATTAATAATAAAAGCATCTTTAATGCTAATAGTATCACCTATAATTCTATATTGAGATAGATAAGTAGATAGGTTTTGCTTTAAAGCCATAGACCCAGTTGTTAATTGATTTTGACCATTTGAAGACAAAATGTACATGTCTAAAATAGAAGGTATACTCCCAACCCCAGCATTTTGTAATTTAGTAGGTTCTACATAAACTTTAGAAACAACTCCATATTTAGGAGGCATTGAAAGTGCTCTTACTAAATAGTCATCTTGTGTTACGTTACGTAATTGTGATGCGAAGTTTGCAGATGAATTTTGTCTAATCTCTTCTAATGTATCTCCATCTTGACCACCTGTAGCGGCTCTTGGGTTATTCACAGCAAACGAATTATAATATGTTTGTGCTCCTGCTAAGTTGTAGTTATTAAAGTTTAATATACCACTAAATGAAGTTAACGTATTAGCTGCTACATTAGAAGCAACTCCCCCACCAGTTAAATATCTAACAGTTAAAGTAGTTTGATAGGGGGCAATACCATAAGTGTTATTAAAAATAAAGTTAGTAGGTGAATATGCTGCTGTTAATTTATCTTTTTCAAATGGTAAACCTAAACCTACGTTATTTGAGTTTGGAATTATTTCTTCAGTTGTATCTGCAGATGTTCCAGCACCAAATTGGATTTGTAAGGTTGTTTCATTTATAACACGAGTTACAAATCTTCTTTGAACTTGTTCTAATTGAAGTAAATATGGAGTATTATTACCATCAACATAATAAGTTGGGTTATTTACATTGGTGTTTTTAATAGATTTATACACCATTTCTTGAGCTAAATAATCTACCTCATACCATTCATTACCATCACTATCTACAATATCTAAAATACCAATTATATTATTACCTGCAATGTTTACAGTAGCAAATTCTTGGGGAGTTGAAAAACTAAATGTAGTAGTTTGAACTGCTGCTGAGATTGCTTTACGAGTTTTCTTTAAGAGGTATTCTGAAGGGTTACCTGCTGTAGTAGAGTAAATAGTAATTTCAGTTGGGTCTCCAGATGAAGAAACACTAAAATCAATAGGGTCTTCTACTAAAAATTTAGCATTTGAAACCCCACCAGCTTGAATACTTGAATTAGCAGCTACTGATAATGTGTAACTAAAATCAGGGGCGTATCCTGCACCTGAACCTAAAGCTGGGATTCGTTGGTAAAAGTCAATATCAACAGTTGCAACACCTGTTACTTTAGGTTTATAACCAAACATGTAAGCTAAATCAAATACGTTATTTGATTGGCGAGCATATTGTAAGAATGTTTCTTGGTATTGGTTATCCAAATAAAATGACATTACATCTCCTACATAAGCCGCCATTTCAATTAACATCATACCTGGTGATGTTTGGCTAAAGTCGTTATAAGTAGTAGGGAAGTAAGTTCGAGAATAGTTCACTAAACTATTCCTGAACTCAGTAAAGTCTTTGTTTAGGTATATTAAATTCTTTTTAGCCGCCATTATATATTAGCATTTAAAGTTTGTACCTGATCTTGGAAACTATATACAATTTGAATATTTACATAATTCATCCCTGGATCAGGATCTGAGGTGACACTTATAACGTTTATTTCTGGGAATTGTTTTGATAATACAGAAGCGATTAACTCAGTTAATGCTGTTGTTTCTCCTAATTGCATAGCCTCAAATACTTGTCGTCTTAAATCAGCTCCAAAATTAGGGTCTAAACAACGTTCTCCTTTATTAGTCATCATATAATTGATGATATTATTCCTAAGCGCTTGTTGAGTTGTATAGTTACAAGTAAAAGGTTGTGCATTATAAAAAGGTAAAGTAAATCCTATAGCATTTCTTTTGCTTCTATCTATTGGGTTAAGCGATGGAATAATTTGCGTAGGCATTATTTATTTCCTTTTAATAAATTTTGAATCATGTCTAAACCAACATTACCTTCTGGGAGTCTTGATCCGTCACCCGAGGTGCTCATTCCTGGGGTAACTTGTAGTGTGTTAGCCCCTACATTTTGGGTGGTAAAATTAAGAGTATCTTGACCTCTTCTCATGTCACCCATAATGCTTTCCATCATAGCTTTTTTTTCTGCTGCTGTTTTAGATGGGGTTTGAGGAACATTTGGTTGAGTATATGTTTCAACTACTTGTGTTTTAGGAGCACGAACTGCTTCCAAAAGGATATCTTTGATTTCCTCTTGGATAGCTTCTCTAACTGCTTCTTTGATAAATGATTTTAATTCACTTGGTTTCATCTGTTATAAATATTGAGTTTAATAAGCTTTTAAATTATCTCTGTCAATTATTAGCTTAAGTTCATCGATTAGTGTTTGGTCATTAATAGTAAATGATAAAGATGTTTCTAATAAAGGAATACCTTGTTTATTTAATGCTATAGCTTTTCTACGATTTACAGTAGGTGAGTAAGGAACTTCTTGTATTTCAAATACAAACCCTTTATAAGAACCATCATTAGCATCAGCTTGTGTTTGAGCATTAGCAATTTGGATAATATCATCAGATATAGAATCCAAATTAGAATTAGGACTACATAATTTAATTAACTCATCTAGTTGACCTAAAGAATTAACTATTTTGTTAATTATAGAGGTAACCACAGCTATGGGGATTGCTGTAGCGTTAATACTACTTGAGTTTTTTTCTAATAAAGGTACAAGTTTAGACTCTATAGTATTTAATATATTAATAGTTGCTTGGAATGGGCCTAAAATATTAGCTAAAGGAGCTACTGTTACAGCAGCATTTGCTACCTCTTTAGTTACTCCTAAAACTTGTAAAGTAGAAGTTAAAGTATTAGTTAAATCTTGTAAACCTCCTATACTAAAATTTAAGGTATTTAATTTAGTTCCTATACTATTAAGTTGCCCTACAATATTATTTCGAGCATCTATTAGTCTTTGCAATTCATCAGGAGTTGGACAAAATTGTTGTTTTAATGCTTCTATTTGTTCTGGGGAAGTTGCTTCGGTTTTTGCTTTTTCAAATTCACCCATAGCATATTCTTTAGCTAAAGATATTAATTTAGGTAAAATAAGCTTTAAAGCTTTCTTTCCTAAATCTAAAACACGTTGCCCAAATTTAGCTTTACCTTTAGGTTTTAAACTTGCTGGGGTGTTCTGTTCAACTATAATAGGATCAACTTGTTGTAATTGAGTATTAGATTGAGCTTGTTGTCTTGATGCTGCCTCTTTTTGCCTAACTTGTTCGGTTTGTTGTGGGGTAGGAGCTGGTGGGGGTGGGGGAGTAACAACTACTTCTTCTAATTGAATATCTTCACCATATTGAGCAATATCAATAGTGGGATTAGTAACTCTTAAAGCAGTAAGTCTAGCATCTACTTTAGTTTTAAAATCTGAGGGGCTATCTTGTCCTGTGAAAACTATAACACCATTAGGATCGATTTCAACTAAATGAGTAGTCCCAAACCCCCCAGATTCTAATTTAAGAGTATTACCATTGGTTAATATAGCTGTAGTTGAGGAGGCCATTATACAGTTTTTACAGAATTAGACATTAACCCATTTAATTGAGTTAATAAATTGGTAATTGTAGTGTTAGTTAAAGCTGCTTGTGTATTAGTAGGAGCTAAAGGAGTACCTGTAGGAACACCTACCTGAAGTGATAATATATTAGTTAAAGTAGCTAATTCTTGAAGTAATGTCTGTAGTAGGTTTATAGTAGATTGACCAAGTAAAACTGGTTCAGTAGCGCTTTTTGACCCAAGATATACTTCACCTGATTGTAAAATTATAGGACCTGTTGTATCAAAATTAATAGATTCAACGGCATTTAAATTAATAGATTTTTTAGAACTAAGTAATAAATGATCAATAGTTGTATTAAATACTAATCTGCCTGAACTTAAAATTGCTTGCTTCCCAGCATATACATTTGGTTTAGTTGGGGGGTTATTTTTATAACTAAAATAATCGTTTATGCTTGAGACTTCTAATGGGATATTTTGAGTAGAGGTTAAATATATAGATGAATCATCTCTATTAACATCCTCAGTTATTCTATCCCAATCATTAGGTGTATTTACTTGACCTTGACCATTTCGAATAATAGTAATAGGATCACCATTAGAACCCGTAGAAGACCAATTATTAGACGATCCATTTACTGTTGAACCATACCTTGTACTATTTCCAAATCTACCTTCATATATAACATCACCTTCAAATGCTTTTAAAGGGTGAATATTAGAAATCTCAGGAAATGTTTTACCTAAATTAATACTTTGGGTATTTTGAGTTACAATTACATTGCTACCTAAACCTACTTCCTGATAACTTTTCTGCTCAGATGGTGAAGTAGTAGTATTAGGATTTAAGATTGATGGTAAAGCGTTTAAATAATTGTTATTAAAAACATTTATAGGTGGAAAATAATATAAAGTATTAGCTCCAAATTGTTCTTGAGCAGCTATAGTAGGAAGTAAAAGCATAAATACTACCTCATTAATTAATGGATAGTTTTTTATATTAGGAAATAATGGAATAGCAACAGCATTATTTCCATTTATATTAAATGGGGCTTCTTCAATTAATTGGTATTGAATTAATCCAATACCTGCTTCACCATAGTTACTATATTGGGGGTGAGTGTTATCTAATATGATGTCTACTACTCGTCCTACAACAATAAGGTTATTAACTTGTAATCCTAAATTAGTTTGGTAACTTGTATTAGGATTATTAACTATTATATTATTGCCTGGAGCACCATATTTGTAGCCCATTATTCTTCAGATTTAAACTTACTTATTTCGTCTAATAATTGTTGTTTTTCCTCATCTGAAATTCCGAGTGCGCTTTCTCCACCTTCACTATTCATAGCGCGTTGAGCTAATGCCGCCATTTTGATTAGAAGGTCATCGTTTTTAACTCCAATTTCCATATATTCTTTGATTAATGGAACAATAAGAGTAGCATCACCTATGTCTTCCATCATAGGTTTAAGTTCATTGATAAGGGTACTTACCTGCTTATCTTTTTTCTGTTGGTTAGTGTAAATCTCTTCTAATATATCTGAGAATTTTTTCTTACCAAATACTATTTTATCAAACTGACTCATGATTATAAATATATTTATTTAAACTCTACATAACCATGTTCTAAATAATATATATAATTACGCTTAAAGATATCGTATAATTGATTAGCTATTTTAGTAATTTTAGGGGTTTTGGCATCAACTTGTTCACGGATATAAATGTATAACGCTTTTTTATTGAATATATCTATGTCTTCGCGTTTACGGAATAATTCAAGAATAGCATCAGCTATTTGAGCATCTTCATCTTTAGTAAATAACTCAAAAATATTTTCAGTACAATATTCAGTGTATAAGTCTATAAATATTGAAAGTTTGTCTTGGTAAGGGTCACTTGCTGTAGACTCATCAATTTGATATGAGTGACGTTCATCTTCATCTAACCCCTCAACAGGTGCTTTATCAATTCTACGTTTGTAGTTTCGAGTATTGGATATAATTAAATATCGTTTAGCTATAGTGCCGAAATAAGAATAAGCTTTAGAACCTTTACTTTGATCATAAAGGTGGATTTTACTAAGGAGAAACGTGATTACTTCATGTTGAAGGTCTTCAATATTTTCTACTTCAGTATAGTAGAATTTAAAGGTGTGGATGATATTTTCAGTAAGCTTAAAAAAAGGATAGTGAATATATTGGTGGTATATTTTTTCTTTTTCTGGATAGCTTGTACTATTGTTGTACCTTACTATAGCATCCTCAGTTTCTTGGGTAAAGTATTGTACCCCCTTAGCCTTTTTAGGCTTAGTTTCTTGTATTTCGGCCATTATTTTAGTTTGTATGTTGTTAACAGATCATTTAACAACTTAAGTCTTTCAAAGAAAAAACCAACTTCATCATCGGATTGGAATGACCCACGTGAGTCAATTTCTTTAACTCGTTTATCTATAAATTGAATAGTTTCATCTACTTCCTTCATATAACCTTCGTAATAAAGGATAGTATCTTCAGCTTTTTCGTTCTTCCTTAAAAGATTAAAGGTCGTGTATCCGAGGACCACGACCATTAATGCTAATATTACTATAATATAAATCATAGATTATCTAATAGGTTTTTTAGTCCTTCACTTCGTACCGAACCCAATGCCTTTTGCTTTGCAGCAGCAGGAGTTGGCTTCTTAGCATTCATTGTAAAGTTTTTCTTGGTAGGTTCTTTAACTTCACCTTTAAGTTTAGGCAACCATTCACGTTCAAACTCAATACGAGCAGCCATCAAATCAGCTTGATGGAGGATATATGGGAGAGATGTGCGTGGCTTTTGTTCAGGCATATATGTAGCAAGATATTTCTTATTTGCTTCATCATATAAACCATCGTGTGTTTGGATAGCAACCATCTCATTGAACGTATATTGGATACCATGAGATTGAAGAAGATAAAGACCACGATCAGGGACTGAAGCAAATGGGACTTTAGTGTTGAACATATAGTCTTCACCAAGTTTGTCTTTACGCCATTGGTCTGTTTGGGGGATGTACGAGTCTTGGTCTTCATCCCCCATTTTACCTAAGTCATGATTGATAGCAGAAAATACTAATTCTTCTTCGGTAAAGGTAGTCATATCACATCCTTCACTTTCCCAAAGTTTACTTTGTTTGAGAGCACAACGTACAACACGATTTACGTGTTCTACATACCCACCAGGAAAGGCATTGTGGTATTCTTTTTTATGAGCAGCTGGCATGAGCATAACACGCTCTTCATACTTTTCATAAAATTCAATTAGCTTTTCTTTTCGTGGGGAGGAGATATAGGCATTAATATTACCAATAAAGATTTCCCAATTATTTTGGATTTGATCTGCTGTTAAATTCATAACTTTTATTTATATTAGTTTTGACGTTGAATCATAGTTTTAAGATCACCAATGATATCTTCACATTCATTAATGTAGTGCTTGTAATTATCAGCTGAAGTGCCTGGGCGTGTAAGCATTACATGCATAGTTTTTAATTTGCCTTCAAGCTTTTCAAGCTTTTGCATGGCGATTTCTGGGTTTCGCATAATCGAATTTTTTAGTTATATAATAATATAATGATAGAGTGATATAAAATCACGCTTTATCCAATAGTTTTTTAATAAGATCTTGGATTTGTTTGATATGAGCGCATTTTTCGTATTCTTCTATACCTTCAAAGTAACGAATAGCCATTTCTGAGGCGTAAAGTAAGTTTTCGTCTGTGAAGGTCATTAATGCGTCTATGTCTACTCGGCGTTTTAGGTTTAATTTGGAAATGTAAAACCATGCTCTTGAGTATGTGACCATATTGGCCATATCATCACCTCCAGATATTTCATTAATGAGTTCTTCTGGGAGGTGGTTTTTGATTTGGTGGTAGAATACTTGGTTGTTTAGGATGATTTTTTTAAACATTCCAATCCAAAACATTGGGGTTTCTTGGATCAGTATAAGGTCATCAGCAGCTTTGGCTTTCTTCTCTAAAGGAGTGTCAAATTCTGCTGAACCAAATAAATCGAATATTTTATCTATGTCCATCCACATATACATATATTATAAGATAAAGAAAGGGCCTTTATGGGGCCCTTTCAAATTTAGCTGCCTTTGTCGGGGCTGCCAAATGGTTTTTTAGAGAAACACTAAACTCGGCTCCTTACAATAGAGGACCACCACTTTGTCTT